TCAAATCGAGTTGACGGCGTCCTTGAGCTGTGCCATCTCGATGTGCGTGTAACGCTTGGTCGCCGCGTCGGAGACCTGACCCATAAGCTTTTGGATTCCCCATTTGTCGATGCCGTTGCGATAGAGCATCGATGCGAAAGTGTGCCGCGTGGCGTGCGGAGTCAGGCGCGGCAGACCGAGGGCTTCGAGCGTCGGGTAGTACCACTGGTTGCGGAAATACTTGTCGGTCACGCGGACGAGCTTGCCGCGGTATTCCTTGCAGACGATTGTCGGACCGTTTTTGTCAAGCCACTTTTGCAGATACGGCATAACCTTATCGGAGACCGGCACGATTCTGTTTTTGCCCGCTTCGGTCTTTTCGCCGCCGGTCAAGGTGTGGTTTTCCGGATCCCAGCTGAAGCGGGTGAGTGATAAAAATTCATTAATGCGCCACCCGGTGTAGCACATGATCACTATTAAGTCGGCGTACATAAAGCCCTTTTCCGCCGCCTCTTCGAGCTTGTGTAGCTCAAGGTCGGAAAAGGGCGTCTTTTCCTTTTCTTCCATTTTAGGCAGCGTCGTGAACGAGGCGTAATTTTTGGAGATGATATCGGTCTGAACAGCGTAGTCGCACAGCATTCCGGCAAAGACTTTTGTCTTT